ATGAAATCACAGACAATATTATTTAGCACCCCCATGGTAAAAGCCATTCTTAATGGATATAAAACTCAAACACGAAGGGTTATTAAAATGCGAGATGGTTCTTTGGCAGAGGACGAAGACATTTCTCTTGATGTAAATGGTGATTTAGATTATGTAATGGATTTCTCTAAATCATTTCCTTATTGGAGGGAGCTTAAACCCAAGGCAATGCCTGAGGATATTTTTTGGGTAAGAGAAACTTGGTGCAATATGCAGACAGCATCAAGAAAAGAAGATAATGGTTTTAGATATAAGGCATCTATAGGTAAAAATAATTTTACCTGGAGGCCTTCCATTTTCATGCCCAAAGAAGCGTGCCGGTTATTCCTGAAAGTTACTAACGTCCGAGTAGAGAGATTAAAGGATATATCAATGGAAGATGCTATCGCTGAGGGAATACAACCAATAACCGCGCACAATGACCCAAATAGAATACTTGGTTGGCACGATTACACCGTTGACCCTAAAGATGGATTCAATACCTTCTTTGACCCAAGAGAATCATTCTTTTCCTTATGGGAATCCATTAATGGAAAGGAATCATTGGACCAAAATCCATGGGTATGGATTTTTGATTTTGATTCTGTTGATAAACCTGAAAATTTTAATTAGCTATGGAAATTGTATCAATAAACAAAGCTAACGACTGTTTGAGCGAGGTGCCAAAGCCTCCCGTTTACCTGACCGATTCGGCAAAGGAACATTGGAAAGACATGGCCCGAAAACTTATCAAGATCCAACGGCTAAAGGAAACCTATCTACCGGCCCTGGAAGTTTATGCAGAATCCCGGGCATTATGGGAATTCACCTGCCGGAAGATACGGGAATTGGAAAAGGAGGAACCTGGTTCCGGATACTTCCAGACCTTCAGCAACGGGGTAATACAAAACAGCACTTGGCTCAACCAGCAGAACGCCGCCATCAAACGCATGTTCGATAGCTTTAAGCAATTTGGGCTGGACCCTTCATCCGATAAAAACCTTAAACCTACATCAGACCCTAACCAGACCAGTCTTTTTGATGAGCTGGCCAAAAAGATAAACGGTGCCTAAATGAAGATTACCCAGGAAATGAAAAACTCCGTGCCTTTCCAATACGCCTATGGCGTGCTGGATGGAAGCATCCCTGCCGGTCTACGGATAAAGCAGGCGTGCAGGCGTTTTTTTTCCTGGATAGAATCCGCAAATCAAAAAGGATATGTGCTGGACCACAACAAAGGTATGGCCATCACAAAGTTTTTTCCGTTGTTATTGAACCACACAAAGGGAAAGTTGGCCGGAAAACCTTTTGAGCTTGCGCCCTTCCAACAGTTTACCATGTACAATGTTTTTGGATGGCTGGACCACAACGGCACCCGTCGCATAAACACCGTGTATGACAAACGGGCCAAAAAAAACGGAAAGTCAGCGGAAATGGCCGGACTGTCCCTGTACATGATGAGTTTTGAAATGGAGAACGAAGCTGAGATCTATGTAGGTGCCACCAAAGAAGAACAGGCCAAAATATGTTGGTCCGCGGCCAAGAACTTTATCGAAAGCCCGTTGGCCAATACCGCCTTGAAGGGACTTGGATTCGTATGCAGACAAAAAGAGATCATCAATACGGAGACAGGGAGCTCCCTTAAACCTTTGGGCGGTGACTCCAAGACACAGGATGGTATCAATAGCCATTTGAGCATCATCGACGAGTACCACGCCCATGCCACCGACGGCGTTAAGGAAAACCTGGAGTCTTCCAGTGTACAGCGTAGGCAGCCCATCACCTGGCACATCACTACAGCTGGGACCAATATTGCAAGTGTCTGCAAGGCTTATGAAGATACCTGCATCGAGGTGCTGGACGGCATCAAGGAAGATGACCACCTTTGGATAATGATACACGACCTCGATGAGGGCGATGATTGGGAAGAGGAATCCAATTGGTACAAGGCCAATCCGTTATTGGGCCAGGGGCTGGACATTGCCTCACTTCGCAAGGAATTTACCAAAGCCGTCAACCAACCCAGCAAGGCGCCCAATTTTAAGACAAAGCACCTCAATATGTGGGTGGATGCGCCTACGATATGGATTCCCCAGGAGATATGGGACCGTAACAAAGTGGACCAAATCCCATTGGAAAAGTTTAAGAAGTTCGGAAGCTTCGCCGCGGTGGATTTGAGCACCACTACCGATATTACCGCGGAAATACATTTGAGCGAGCCCGACGAAAACGGTGACCGCTATATCCTGCCGTTTTTCTTTTGTCCAAAAGCGACCATCGAACAAAGGAGCAAAGAGGACCGCGTACCCTATCGCGCATGGATGGATGCTGGTCTGCTCACCGCCACGGACGGTAACACGGTGGATTATTCGGTAGTGGAAAAAAGCATCTGCAAAAACTATTACGAGCTGGGAACGCTTTGCGTGGAATTTGACAAATGGAACGCGAGCCAGCTGATGAACAACCTCATGGAAAAGGGGTTTGAAGTGAGCGAGTTTTCGCAGAGCATCGCAAACATCAGCTATCCTACCAAACAATTTGAAAAACTGGTGTACGATGGCAAGCTCAAGCATGATGGCAACATCATCCTAAAATGGATGCTGAGCGGATGCGTGATTTATGAAGATGCCAACGAGAACAAAAAGGTCCATAAAGGAAAGAGCCATGCCGGGAACAAAAGGGTGGACGGTATAGTGGCCGCAATAATGGCCCTGGGCGGTAGCCTTACAGTAGAGGAACCACAGGAAAGCAAGTACAACGATATGGACGTTGATGAATATCTAAAATCAAGGGACGATGAACAACAATGACCCAAAGGCCATCCGTGAGGAACTGGAACGAATACATGCGGAAAACGACCTAATGCGAAAGCTCGGCTCCAAACTGGGGTTTTTCCAATATTATTTTGATCAGCTCAAACACCACAGGAACCAATGCGAATGTTTCAATGCCGTCAATGAAAGGTACTATGATTTCTTCGGGGAGCATCGCTACGACAATTACGATAGTTTCAGAAAGCAGTTCAATAAAAACACTCACCTACTGAATTAAAATATATGAAGGAAAGTCTTCAATTCATTGCAATAATAGTATCAACTTTTATAGTGGCCTTTTTGACCAGTGCTCTATTGTCCATCGACTGGATAAGGGACCATTGGGTACGCCAGTTATTGGTCATTGCCCTAATGTTCATCGAACTTGCACTTGGTCTTTTGATGGCGTACCATTACATCAAATCCAATTTAAAATCAAGGGATAGGTAAACAAGCGGACTAAAAGTCCGATCTTTATCGGTTACTTGCCTATAATTTAGCTGTTGACCATTAAAATAGTGGGCAACGGTGAACCTGTTCAACAGTACATTATCCAGTCTTGTAGGGGGCCAGCAAAGATTTGCAGGGTCTTCCGCTATTCAGAGCTTTTTTGGTTTTGGTACTGCGGTCACCTCTAATAAGAAGACCATCACCGCGCATGGCAGTATGAAGATTTCCGGCTTCTTTTGTGGGGTGAGGAACATCAGTGACAGCCTTGCGGTACTTCCCAAACAGATATATTCCAGGGACGGCGACAAACGCACAGCGTTATTGGACCATCCCATTACCAAACTTATATACCGCTCCCCTAACCTTTGTATGACGGCCTTTACCTTTTGGAGGTCATTTGCCGTTTGTATGTTGGTCAAGGGAAATGGCTTTGCGCAAATCATCCGTAACGGTGCAGGTTGGCCCATAGAGCTTAAACTTTTGCATCCCGATGATGTGACCGTCTATGAAAGTGAGGGCGAACTCTATTATAAGGTGGCTGGAATCGATAGATGGCTTTACTCGGACGAGATGTTCCATGTGCCCGGCTTTACCTTCGATGGCAAGGTTGGTATCAGCGTGATACGTTACGCTGCCGACAATCTTTCCATGAACCTTTCCGCTGATGCCTTCGCGGTGGATGCCTATGATGACCGTGCCATTACCTATGGTGTCATCGAGACCGATACGACCGGCCTTAACGAGTCCGGCAAAAAGAACCTGAAGAAAATATTCGAGGCCAACCTGGATACCGGGAAAAAGAACCGTGTCACCGTCCTTGACGATGGCATGAAGTACAAGCCGATTTCCCTTAGTCCCCAGGAGGCCATGTTCATCGAGGCCAAGGCAAGCGGCGTTGCCGATATAGCGAGATGGCTCAATATCCCATTGCACAAATTGCACGTTTCCGGTGAGGGCGGGTACAATTTCCTTGTACAGATGAGCATGGAATACCTACAGGCCACTATCCAGCCCTTGGCGGAACAGATAAAGCAGGAAGTGGAGCGCAAGCTCATTACCGAGCGGGGCAAGTCCACTGGTGAGTATGCTTATTTCAATTACAAGAAGCTTTTGGAAGTGGACCCAAAGACCAGGGCCGAGTATTACAAGAATATGGTGTACATCAAGGCGATGAACCCCAACGAGGTGAGAAAACTCGAAGATATGAACCCTTACGATGGAGGCGATGAGTTCCTCCAGATGGCCAATATGATGACCGAGGAACAAATAAAAAAAGAGCTGCAAAATGAAAATTAATCAAGAATTGACAAGGTCTGTAGGACTTGAGGTGCTGTCGGTTGATGACGAAAACAGGACCATTGATTTTGTAATCAGTTCAGAGGCTGAGGATTCGTACAAAACAATATTCTTGGCTGATAAATGGAGGTTGGAGCGTTATCGCTCAAACCCTGTTTTCACTTTCAACCATTTTGATCATTCTAATGATCCTGATGATGTCTTAGGTACGGCTGAAATCATAGTGGAGGACGGGAAATTAATTGCTAGGGCCAAATTTGAAGATAATGAAGAAGATGGTGACAGGAATGAGAAAGCGGATAAAATATATCGTAAGGCGAAAAAAGGAACATTAAGGGGTGCTAGTATTCGTGCCGCAGTTTATGAAGCGGATTGGGGCAGTGAAGAAAGGGATATTGATTCAGATGTATTGGTCTTTAGTGATCAGGAACTTATTGCCTGGTCAGTGGTGACGGTACCAAGCAATCCTGAAGCTTTGGCTAGAAGTGCTAAAAGTATTGAAACAATAAGGACTGCAATTAAAGACAGTTTAAATGATAAATCCGAAACCGAACAGGAAGAGAAAACCTTGAGCAGGTTTGAAGCTCAATATATGTATAACAAAAACTTGAATGAAAAATGAGAAAGTCAGTTCAGATTAGACAGGACCTTCAAACAAAATTGGATGCTCAGGGAGCGATTGTTGAAGGTGCAAAGGATGACAAGGGCCAATCCAGGTCCTTGACGCAAGAGGAGACCACCAATTTCAACAATCTCCAAAAAGAAATCGAGACCTTGCGATCGGAGCTTACCTTGGCCGAGACCCATGAAAAGAACGCCATGGAGCGTGCTACCATGAAAGCTCCCGTAACCACTGAAACAGGTGAGGGAGAAACAAAGGAAAAGGAAAAAGTGTACCGTTCCGCAAGCATCCTAAAGGCCATCCGTGGTGCCAACCCGGCAATGGACGAAAAATTGGAGGGTGCTGAAAAGGAAATGCACGAAATCGGTCTTGAAGAGACCAGGAACGCCGATGTGAACCTTCCCAAGGGAGGCAACATCGTAAGTATCCCTTTGAGATACTTGAGCGTGAACCGTGCCTCTCAGCAAACCGTGACCCAAGATTCTGGTGAATACGGAGGTTCCTTGGTACAGAACCAGGCACCAAGAATGGTGGACCCTTTGCGTCCAAAGCTGGCCTTTGAGGAATTGGGGGCCACGTTCTTGACAGGTCTGTCAGGTGGGAACATTCCCTTGGTTGTGGATAATGACTTTGCTATGGCTTTCTTGGCCGAGGGTGCGGCCATTACGCCACAAAAGAAAAAGTACGAAGGTCCTACCTTGGCCCCAAAAAGGGCCGGTGGTGCGGTGGACATCTCCAATCAGTTGATCCTTCAGTCTTCTGTTGATGTGGAGAACCGTGTAATGCGCGGGCTTAGAAATGGCTTTGCACAATTGTTGCATGCTGCATGTATCAACGGTGCCGGT